AACTAATAGTTGCTGGTAAATAAGCATCATTGAGTGTACCAGAATTAATGTTCGAAGCATTTCTATAAAAGCTTGGAAGCTGTCCATCTAATTCATTTGCAGAATCAGCAGTTGTTGCAAAGGTTGCCGTTGTAGCAGTTGTTGCATTGGTAGCTGTAGTGGCTGTGTCTGCTGTTAAAGCACTATCTGCCTGTAATGCATGGCTTGCTGATGTTGCCGAACTAATATTACCTGTTACATTCCCTGTTAAATCACCGGTAAATCCTGTAACTGCTGTAATTGTATTGGCTTGTAGATTACCACTTACTGCAACTAATGAACCGTTGTCAGTTATAATACTATCTGCTAAATGATGTCCACCAGTTCCTTTTTGAACTACATTATTGGTTGGGTAGACAGGACTTGATATATTTGCATATTCTGGTCCAAATAATACTGCTCCGTAATCTGTTGCATCTGATTCGTATTGATAGAACCAGTTATTTTCTAAACTATCAAATAATAATGAAGCTGTAGCTGCAGTTGAACCTGAATCAATTACTTTAATACCGGCATATCTTTCTGCTGGTGAATCGTTATTTAGTACTAAGAAAGCATCTCCAATTATTTTAGCTGAACCAGTTACTGATTGTATATAAGAAAATGAACCAGTACCATTAACACTTATGTTATTAAATGTTTGATCTGCTGTAAAGTTATTGTCTACATTTGTTTTAGCAAATGATGCAGTAGATTGTGCTGTAGGTACTCCGTCTGCATTACCTGCCCAAATATATCCATCTGTAATGTTTGGTAAGTCATTACTACGACCTGAACCAAATATCTCTCCAGTACCGTTTGAAGCATCTACTTTTTTAACTATACCCAAGTTTTGGATTAAGTTACTACCTGTAGGTTTCTGATTTGTATATCCACCTCCTGCTGCTACATATATTGTATCACCAGAGTTAAAGTCTGAAGTATTTACTCCAGTTATTTGTCCTAAAATAGCTGCATCACCATCTGCACCGGCTGTTAACTGTTGCATTAATATACCGTGAGCTGGCATTGTAGCACTGTTAGAAGCATCTGCTGCTATTACTAATGACGTTCCATTAGTTGTACCTGTTACATGTACTGGTGTTCCTTTTTCAAGTGTACCTCCTGTATTGTTTTGTACTGCAAATACTACTTTTTCTGCTTCAGAGGCAAAGTCTGAAGTAGGAGCTGTATCTGCAATAAGTGCATGTGAAGCTGAAGTAGCTGTAGAAGCAAATCCTGGTGTTGTAGCACTATTGGCTGTTATTGCTGAATCGGCATTTACTGCATGTGAGGCAGAAGTTGCTGTATCAGCACTTGTAGCACTTGTAGCATTACCACTTAAATTACCGTTAAAAGTAGTTGCTGTTAATGTGTTGTTAGATGGGTTATATAATATGCCTGGATCTGTAAGTAAAGCTCCATCACCATTATCTGTAGCAGTAAAAGGTACATATCTGTTTGTGTTTGTACCGTCTGGAGTTAATAATATATTATCAGCATTTACAGCATCTGTAGCGTTAGCAGCAATTCCAGTTGCTTGACTTAGATCTATTTGAGCTGAACTACTTACTAAACCATCTGGTTTACCTGTAATTGAAGTCCAAGCAGGAGATGATACGTTTAATGCATGTGAAGCAGTAATTGCATAAGAAGCACTAGGTATTAAACCAGACACTCTTGTTCCATCTAAAAGTCCAACTGTACCAGAAATATCTATTTGAGATGAACCAGATACTAAAGTTGGTTTACCTGTTATATTTGTATAAGCCACACCTAATGCAATTGTTGCTTGAGTGGCTGTATTTGCTATATTTGCATTTTCAGCAAAATCAGCATAAGAAGAACTTACTTCTTTAATAATTTCATGTGATGCAGAAATGGCATAACTAGCAGAAGTTGCAAAACTTGCACTTGCAATTAAACCTGTAATTCTATTGGCATCTAAATTTCCACTTGTATCGTTTAAAACAACTTGACTTGACCCACTTACAAGTCCTGCTGGTTTACCTTCTAAACTGTCCCAATCTTCTACGGAAGCACTACCTGTATCCACGGTAATATCAAAAGTAGTACCATCTCCTTTAGTAAAGGTAACGGTGTTTAATGCTGCTGAAGCAGTTTCAACTAAACTACCAGTTATACCAGACTTAACAAACCCTAGGTTTGTAATCTGTTGTGAGCCTGAGACTAGATCTGAAGGTTTATTCTGAATGCCTGTCCATTCTACATGAGAAGCTGTGATTGCATTAGAAACTGTAGTTTGTAAATTTGTTATTACACTACCGGTTCCATCTGAAATTACATCCCCTTCAATCTGTACCAATTTCTGGTACGATTCATCTATGTACTGATTTTCTAATGATGTTGCCATTATTGTGGGTAATTTTTATATCGTGAGTCATATAATCTCAATCCATACTTTCTTGCCCAATCTGCGTAAGCACTTTTTCTAAGGATAAATGGATTTCGATATTTGTTGGTGTAATCGGGATTCTGCTCATATAATTTATCAGAGCTGTCTAATTCTGGGAAGTTTACTTCTTCCTCAATAATATAATTTGTTAGTCTTTCGTTGTAATAAGTCATCTTATTTTCAATCGATTGACGTTTCATTATGTAAAGATCTTTATCTGCTGGATCTGAATTTTCACCGCCATTTGGTTTTAGTAAACCGTTATTTCTAGGTCTTAAGTAAATTGATTCTAACGTTTCATAGTATGTGGCATACAGAAGAAAATCCTGAATATAATCGTTTAAAAGGGTTTCGTAATACCCAGTCAGTGTACTATTATCTACATCACTCATTAACTTATTGTATAAGTTTGTACCAATAGTTGACTGTAGATAGTAATCTTGTGCGGTACGAATATTATTTTTAATAAGTTCAGTATCGACATTATTATTAATATCTGTAAACTGTCTTACTTTGGCTTCGGAAATGAGTAGTGTATCAGTCATTAGGCTAGTAATTCTGGTTGTTGTATATCTGCTTCTTCTTGATCTGTAGTATCGTTATCTACAATCACTTCTTCTTCCTCTTCTCCATCTTCATACAGTTTCTTTTGTTCGATACCTAAAACTGCATCTGGATAGTTAATTTGTATAAAAGATTCTAAACCTTTAAGTAAAAATTGCTGGTAAGGTGCTATTACGTTGTTTTGAAATAGTAAATAAGCGTCTATCACTTCGGTTCTACCTCCTAATTGACCTTCTGTCTTGATACCTAAAATCATAGGAGAGGTAATACGGTGTGCAGTCAATATCTTTTGAGTCACCATATCATTTACCGTAGTATAGTAATTATCTGCACCATTTTGAGGAATAGGTGTAATAATAGGAGCTTCTTCTGGTGAAGCTACATCCATGTACATTAGTGAACCAGCATTGTCTCCACCGCCATAGTTAGCATTTAATTGTGCTTCAATATCTCTTAACTGATCATCTGATCCGTTTGTAAATGTAGTAATAGATAAAGAAGGTGCTAAACCATTTCTAATATTGTTAGTATGAAAATTGTCTACTTCTACGTCTAATTCTATTACTCTGTAAGCTCCAATATAATCTGGTAGTGGATAATAGTTTTGACCTGGTCTGTAAGTATGACAAACATACAATTGATGAGGTTCTTCTTGTTTTTTTAAAGGATTAAAAGAAGGTAAGTAAAGTGCTTCATCTTCAGCTAACACTGTTCTGGATCTGCCTATTTTACCCCATTTGTCTGAAATGTAGTAACCTGGTATGTTACCTCTGTGATCTTTTTCTTTTGATCTTATGTGAGAATAGTCAATATGATAAACATCTATTGTAGATCTATCATTAGACCAAATAACTTCTAAAGCATAAGAACCGTGTAATTTAAAGTCTAAAGCTACTTTTTCAAAAATATCATTCCAAGATTCCCCGTGTCTGTTGGCTCTAGTTAAATATTCTTCATTGTTGGCTGTTAAACCTTTTCCTACGATTGCTTCTACAATTGCATTTACTGCAGCAGCATGAACTGAAGACTTGTTATATAGTTCTATTGTAGACTGTGGAAATTTGTTATCATCTCCAAATCTAACATACTCGTCTTTTGAAGTTTTTTCTCTCCAATCAAAATATTTGTTGTTATTTGGAGGAGGTATTCTTTGAAATGTAAATTTTTTAGCTGCCATTATGAGTTATATGTTGTATAAGCACCGGTTTGATCTGTTCCGGTGTATGTTGTTATATCTTGAAGATTACTTCCGTGTACATAAGCTCTATCAGTCGAAATTAATTGTCTGTTTGAGAATGAAGAGACATCTGACCACAATAGATGTGTTGTACCGTACTTAAGATTATTATCCCCAAAAGTTGCTCGGATAAAATCCCCTACATATAATTGTGCTGTATATTGTCCATCTGGTGATGGAATACTACCACTAGAAACAGCCATAACATATACTGAAGATTTGTTAGCTGCTACATTAGTGTTTAATCTTCGAATGTCAGTGTACGGAATAGTTGTCTGACTTTCGTCTAAAGTTTGAGTAAGAATTAATTCATATTTAGAAATAGCGGAACCCGTAACATCATTGTCAGGGTACATTACTAAACTACTTGTCGGATGTAGAGTATATAAATTAATCATTACTTATAAGATAAGGAAAAAGGGAAGAATTACAAAATTTTTATAACCCTTCCCGTTCCTATTATTAAATTAGTAAGAAACTGTAATACCAGTCAATGCATCTGTAAGAGCACCACTAGTAGCAATTTCTTGAGCTGGTTGAGGTTCTAAACCTTCGAACGAAAGAGCATACTGGTTTGCATCGCTAAATGCTGTTCCAGTTGTCCCCGAGCCTCCTGATAAAGTAGCTCCACGGTAGCGTCCAATTAAGAAAAATTCTCCAACATTATCTTCTGATCCATTATTTGTTTGTACAATAATTTTTAGATCTGGATTCTGTGCAAGGACTTTTACATTATTTCGAATACTAGTCTGAAGCTTATGGAAGGCTGCGTTTACGGTCTGAGTATAAAATACTGTACCGTTTTCCAAACTCGGGTTAGGTGTCTCGGTAAAGTCACCTGTATTCTTAGTCAAATCAAATTGATAGAATACACCATCACCACTGATGTCAGTAATTTCTCCTGTACTTTCAGTAATAGTGGCAATAGAGCCGGAAAGGATATAAATGGATTTAATACCACCGCTATTATCACGGCAGCCTAATTGAAATCCTGATGAAATATCGCAAGCCATATTGTTAGTTTTAAAGTTAAAAAAATGGGCGACGGTTAAGCCGCCCTTTTTGTATTATTAAGCTTCGTCGTTAGAAACGATGTACTCTGGAAATGCAACTTGCACTCCTAATTTAGACTTAAGTCTATGTTTCAATTGGTCAGCATTTATGTCATACCAAAGGCTGAATGAAGTTTCGTCGCTCATTAAGTCAGTACCTACTACTGCGTAAGCATCTGGCATTAATGCGATTCTGTTTCCTGTGATACCAGAAGTACCAACTACTTTTACATTCTGAAAGGGATATGCCATCTGTAGGATACCTGTTCTGTTAGAAATGCTAGCAGGATCAAAATAGAAATTGTTAGCTTGACGTAAAGCAGTTACGTATTTTCTGAAGTTAGAAGTACTCATCCATACTGTTAAGTCATCTCTATCTGCGATATCTGAAGGAATAGCTTCGATCATTGCATCGATTTTCTCTAAAGCGTTAGCTGAAGTGAAAGATCCTGTTGCTGCAGCTGGTACAACAACTCCTGCTGTAGTAGAAGAAGTTAATTTACCTAATCCGTCTACAGTGTTCCATAAGAAAGCATCGTCAGATTTTTTCATTTGGTTAACGATCATATCTGTGTAAGTTTCTGCTAAAGCAAAAGTCTCGTTATATGATCCTGCAGAAAGAGCAGAAATACCTAAGTACTTGCTGTTTAATTCGTCTAAACAAAGTCCATCATAAGATACTCTGTTAGTGACAGTTATATTACGTTGTGTAGCAGTTAAGCTACCAGAAGGTGTGGATACACAGTTACCTGATTGTACTTGTAAATCCACCTCCATAATGTTTAAAGGCTCTTGATATTTAATTCCTTCCTGAATAGGTAGAATAGAAGTTGTATATCCTTCAAACACAATTTTTGGTACAATACGCCCAGCTACTTCGTTATTGAAATCGTCAAGGGCTGATACATTTAATGCCATGATTATGCGGTTTTAGTTTTAGTTTTACTTGTTTTTGATTTCAAAATCATCTCGTACTGAGCTTGCTTTTGATTAAATGGCTCCTTAGCCCAAACTTTGTCTTTGGGAGTCATAGTAGCAGAAAATTTAGCTTTTGCTTCTTTTACTGGCTCTTCTGAAGGCATACTCATATATTCCTTCATTTTTTCTTCGTGCTCAGCAAGTTTGGCTTTAAGTGCTTCAATTTCTGGAGCAACTACTTCAGCAATAGCTTCAACGATGGCTCTTTTTACCTCATCATCTCCGTGTTCTTCAAGAACTTCTTCAATGATTTCTTCGTCTTCTGCTAATTCTGTTTTTTCTTCGATGATTTCTTCTTCAGCCATTTCGACTTTTTCGTCTTCAGCTAAAGAACCTTCACCGTCTGAATCTGGTTCGTGAACTCCGGTAATTTTACCTTCAGCGTCTACAACAAGAGTAATACCACTTTCGGTAGTATGTTCGCCCTCTGGTGCAATTACGTGAGTCCCATCTTCCAGAATAACATGAAGTTCTTGACCAACAGCAAATGCATCCTCTACCATGTTAGTTACTTTAGTCCCATCGACTAATGTAGCTTCGGCAAAAGTTTGCTCTGTGATCTCTTCTGTTTTAATATCTTCTGAAATTTGTTTCTCTTCCAACTGAAAATAAGATTTAACCAAGTTCTTCAATGTCTCTTTATCCATAATGAGAAATTAAAAGGTTAAAATTAATTTAAGTAACAATAAATAGGGTTTATATAGTGTTTTTCTAAAAATAAAGAGTTCAAAAAATATATTTTGCAAAAAAAATATAAAAAAAGTTGTATGGTTTGGGAAAAAACCTTATAATTATATATATAAAAGTAAAACAATCATGGAAGAAAGAATTAAACAATTAGAAGATAAGGTAGATAAACTTATCAAAGTTATTAAGTACTTAAGTGATAAACTAGATACTCATTTAGATAGTACTACTAAAGTTAGTAAAGTAGAAATACCTAGTAAGTTAGTTAGTAATCAACAACTAAGAATATCTAAAGATAGAGTATTCTTACAATCTATCTTAGAAAAAACTACTAATCCATCATCTCAGAAATTTTTACAAAGTATTATTAATAATAATTACGATACTTTAACTGTTAAACAAAAACAGGTAGTTGATGAAATTGTAAATCAATTATAATATTATGGAAACTAAAATTTGCAGTATCTGTAATAAAGAGTTACCTATTGACCAGTATTACGTCATTTACTCTAAGAAACAAAACAAAGACTACACTTACAACTATTGTAAAGCTTGTCACTATGTCAAGACTAAACCTATAGCTAAAAAGTGGAGAGAAGAAAACCGAGAACAATGGAATCAAGATGTTAAAAATGCTTTAAAAGCTATGTTTAACAGAGACCTAAAAGGAGTTTATATGCTTATAACTAACAAAGGATTGTATATCGGTCAGACTGATAAATTTAGACATAGAGTACACCAGCATAAAAACCCTAATTTCAAAGGTAATGTTGCTTTTAAAGGTGCTAAAATACTTCAATCAGTTCTTTTAGAAGAGATTGATGATACAAAAAAAAGAAAACAAAGAGAAAAATACTGGATTAAAAAGTTTAAACCAGAACTTAATATTCACTACAACGATGATTATTACAGAGATGGTCATCAATGGATAAAAAAATAAAATGGGATTACAATTTATCAAAAATACAAACGAAACAATATTTGTTCAAATAGCAGCTTATAGAGATCCTGAATTAATACCTACTCTAAAAGATTTATTTGACAAAGCTCATAACCCAGACAATTTAAAGGTAGTTGTAGCTTGGCAGCATGATAAAAACGATGAATGGGATAATTTAGATGAATATCAAGACGACTCTAGAGTAAAAATATTAGATATTCCTCACCTAGATTCTGAAGGTGCTTGTTGGGCTAGACATAAAATACAACAAGAGTATTCTGGTGAAGATTATACTTTACAACTTGATTCTCACCATAGATTTGTTGAAGGTTGGGATACTAAATGTATTTCAATGCTTAAAAAACTACAATCAGAAGGACATGATAAACCTTTACTTACATCATACATACCTTCTTACCACCCTAATAATGACCCGGACGGACGAGTCAACACTCCCTGGGGTATGTCTTTCGATAGATTTATCCCAGAAGGAGTTATTTTCTTTTTACCGTATTACCTAAAAGAAGAACCTAAACCAATACCAGGTAGATTCTATTCAGCACATTTTGCTTTTACTTTAGGTAAATTCTGTGAAGAAGTACCACATGATCCTAGTTTTTATTTCCATGGTGAAGAAATTACTATTGCAGTAAGAGCATTTACACATGGTTACGATATTTTCCATCCTAATGAAGTATTGGCATGGCATGAATATACTAGAGAAGGTAGGACTAAGAATTGGGACGATAATCAAAATTGGGGTGAACAAAATAAAATTACTCACTCTAAAACTAGACAATTATTAGGTATAGATGGTGAAATATGTACTCCATGTAACAAAAAAGCTTTTGGTAAATACGGATTAGGTGACACTAGAACGTTAAAAGACTATGAAATATATGCTGGTATAAGATTCTCAGATAGAAGTATTACTAAAGAATGCAAAGAAAACACTCTCCCTGGAGTTAGTAATACACCAGAATATTTTCAACAATTTAAACACGCAATAGATCTTAACCACAATGATTATAGACTAAATGACTATACTTTTTGTGCTTTTATCTTTGAAGATGAAACAGGTTACAATTTACATCGAGAAGACATGGAAGGACCACAGTTTTTAAGTAAAGTTAATTCTGCTCGTGAAGGTAATTCATTTACTATATGGAAATCTTATCAAGGACCTAAACCAGACAGAATAGTAGTATGGCCTCATAGTGAGTCAAAAGGTTGGACAGAAAAAAGAGTAATGAAATTATGAAAAATTTACTAATAGGTGTTTGTGATAACGCAGAAAAAAATATTGACAAGATACTTTTATGGAAAAAGTCTTTTGAATCAGTAGTTGATAATGGAGAAGTGGTATTAATTGCTTTTAATCCTAATGTTAACGATATAATAGCATTAGAGACTAGTAATATAACGTATCATACTGTAACTGAGCATAGTTCTGAAACGGTTAACAATCTTAGACTACTACATGTTTATAACTTCCTTAGAGACAATAGATATAACTACTCAAAGGTTTTGTATACCGATGTATTTGATGTAGCATTTTTAAAAGACCCATTCCAAAAGATGGACTTTAGTACTTATGAACTTTTTATAGCCGGTGAAGGTATTCTACATAAAGAAGAACCATGGAATACAGACGTTATGAATAAATGCTTTCCTAAGTATACTCAATTACTAAAAGATCAAGAAATATACTGTAGTGGAGTAATAGGAGGTACACCAGAACAGTTATCTACCTGGTTATACGAAATGAATAAAATATCGCTACATAGTAAAAAAGGTCATGATATAGAAGATCAAGCTGCTATGAATATTTTAGTTCATCACTATCTTAACAATCAACTTAAAAAATTTAATGTTACTGACAATTGGTGTTTACACATGGCAACAGGTGGACCTACTGAATTTTTCGAATCATGGGGTTTTAAAACAGCTATTCTCAGAAATTATAACATGGTACCTAAATGGAAAGACTACGATATAGTACACCAGTTTAATAGAGTACCTAATATTCACAAACAAATTAAAGAAATGTATGAACTGTAAACATATAGTTTGTTCACACAGAGGTAGTTTTTTATCTTACAACAGATATTGGCAAGATACTAACCTAAATTTTGAATACTTAATCGATACTTCTAACGGGTTTCTTAAACCTGATCATGAGTCCACGCTATACGATGAGTATAGTTTACGTAAAGATCTTAACTTTGAAGGAGAGGTAAGTAAAAAACACTACTGGAATTCCCAAGGCAATCGAAACATTATTTGGTTTTATGCACATTTAAGGATGTTACTTTATTTCAAGAAACATCCGGGTTATAGTTATTACTGGTTTTATGATGATGATGTAACGGTTGCCGATTGGGATATTTTTCACAAAGCATTTGAAAATAATGACTCTGATTTTATTTCTTACTATTGTTTTAAACACTCACAGGTAACCTCACAACCTCTTATACCTATACTAGATGATAATTCAACAAGTGGACAAGGTTGGTTCAATAGATTTCCTGGTCATGGTGATATTTTGTTTGATGATACTACTGAATACTTTGGTAGTTTTTTTCCTATTGTTAGACTAAGTAATAAAGCATTAATAAAGCTTTCACAATGTCTCGACGAAGGAATTTACGGTTACTCTGAAGGTTTCGTACCAACCATACTTAACTACTATGGACTTAAATTAGATACCATCTTTGACAATACCTCTACTATTAAATATCTAAAAGACAATCAAGTTGATATTACACATAAAAACATTAAAATAGATTGGTCATGGATTTAAATAAACCGGTTATAGTACAAGCTCTTTTTGACATAGAAAGAGATAAATGGAGTAATTTTACTATGTCATATCACACATACCTGCACTGGATGAGAAATGTTTTATCTTTAGATGCAAATATAGTAATATTTACTGAAGAAAAATTCTTTGAATCTATATACGGTAACAGAAAAGTATTTGATCCAGATATGTCTAAGACTAAAATAATCGTTCAGACACTTGAGGACTTACCTGCTTATAGACTATTCCATACTAGACTTAAAAACGTAATGGAGTCACAAGAATTTAAAAGCATTTCCAGCTTTGATGTACCAGAAATGACTAAACCTCTTTACAATATCTTAATGTTTAATAAACTATACTGGTTAAGACAGGCAAGAGATAATAATTATTTTGATTCTGATGTATTGGTATGGAAAGATGCTGGAACTTATAGAGATGAAATTGAAAAGTATGTAGGTAAGAAATGGCCTGACCCTAAAAAGATTGTTTCTGATAAAACTACTTTTTTCTGTCACCATTCTAATATTTCAATTCAAAACATACAACACCATGCTTTATCTCAAATGAGATTTATACACGGTACAAGTTTTATAGTTCCAAACACACAACTTGACGATCTTATAGACGAAGTTGAATACACTATAGACGATAGTTTAAAAAATAACTATATCGGTAGTGATGAAAAAATGTTTGATATTACCTATCTACGAAATCCTGACAGGTACCATTTAATAAAATGTAGTTGGAGAGAATATTTTGGTTATTTTTGACGATTATGTCTAAACCAAGTGATAATTTTTAACACATTTATAGTAATTGCAGTTGCTCCTACTAAAATAGCTACTATCGTTTCTACAGGCATTAGTTGAAGTGTTAATGCTGTTATGTTTAAAATATTTATCCTTAAGGTATCGATATCCATAATATATATTTATATATTGTTT